CAAATATTAAAGATATTCAGGGATTTAGTGGTATAGTTACTGGTATATCAACTGCTGTAATAGGAGTTTCGACTCTTGGACTAAGAATTGGTTTAGCAAGAACTGCAGGAAACTTCAGCACACTTCAACCCGGATATCCAATTTATATCTTTAATACCACTGTCGGTAATGGTGTTACATCATTAAACTTAAGTGGTAATAATAATGATATAGTTGGTGTTGGAACACAGTTTGCTGATAACATTTATATGATTCAGTCGATCACAAAAAATGCATCAACTGCTGAAATACTAGTAAATATTCATTCAGGAACTGCTCATGTCGGACTTACTACTTCTGTAGGAACGACTGGTGATAGAGGTAACTTCTCTTGGGGTCGTTTATTTACTGTCACTGGTAATATAAGTAGACCAGATCCAGTTGCGATAGGTGTCACGGGTTACACAGTGGGACTTTCAACTGGTGTAGGAATATCAACATTCCCAACCATAGAAAGAAGAATTTATGGTATTCGTGATACTGGTGCAGTCAAAGATAAACTAACTTGATGATTTCACGTATAAATATAGAAAAAAAGTAATAAAATGCCAGCAGTAATTACGGATCAGTTCAGAATATTAAATGCGAGTAACTTTGTAGACACAGTTACAGGGATCGGAGGAGCTAATCCATCAAATTCATTTTATGTAACATTAGGGTTGCCAAATGCAACTGTAGTGGGTTTTGGTAGGCAATCTGATTTTGATGATAACCCTCCAAACCCGGTTGATAACATTAACACAAATAATCATATTGGTGATACCACACTATTTGCAAAGAGAGTCACAGGTAAAAATGTAAGAAGATTAATAAGAAAGGTTGATTGGACTCAGGG